TGCTCGTCAGTCGCTTTTTTTTCGGTCATTTGTGGTTTTATTCCGTGTGACCTTAATGCCGAGTTCCTTTCGGCGTTCTTCGGTCAGTTTATCGTCCCGCGTACCGCTCCACTCGAGCGAGCCATCGACTAGGCGGAATGCTTCTTTGTGGATCAGCGCACAGTCGCAGCACTCGGTGTAGTTGTATCCTTTGACGCGGTACCACTTGCCCTCGTACATCTGTATCGACTTGAGTTTATTTGCCAAGGTAAAGCCTCCGCTCATCAAGTCGGCGATTCACTAGGCCGCGCATCACCTTGCCCGCGGCCTTCGTCCACTTCATAAATTCTTCTGCTGCTTCTTCAAACTCGCCGCGATTGTGTTTCATTCGCAGCGATGAGCGTTGCAGATTGCCCAGTCCTACATTGAAAGCAAAGGAAACGAGAGCGTCGAATTGGCCTTGATGAGCAAAGCCAGCAGGGCAATATCGGGCCACGCCGCGCTCAAAGCGCACAAGGTCTTGAGCGAGGAGAGCATCAACCTGTTCAGCAGTCCAGACACGATCATCCTCTGCGCGTAGTGGGAACTGTAGCCTATCGGATACAGGCATCGCGGCCTGTGCTGGGTATAGAAGGTGCCCGACCCCGACCGTCCATAGCGAGGCCGGACACCGATAGGGGCGCATCCTTACGCCCTCATGGTGGCGAATCATCGCCAAGGCGTTTTCGCTGACCTTCATTTTTTCTGAAATGCTTGCGTCCCGAACCAAAAGGCAATGATCGACGACAAGATCAGCATCTCATCGTCGCTGAATACGTTTTCCATCGCAACAGCAAACGGGATGCCAGTCGTGTAGGCGTACCATACGCCAGCCACGTTGAGCGCGACCAACTCCAGCACAAAGATGTACGTCACAACCGGACGCACCGAAGCGCGTAGGTTGATCATCCACTGGCTTGCGCCCTTGCCGATCTCGATGTCGTGCTGGTACAGAGCCTGTCGCTCCTCGCCAGCCGTCTGCGTCTGGATCTGTTCTAGTTTGATCTCTTCGACCTTTGCTTGTGCGAGAAAGCCACGCTCGGCCAATGCTAACTCGCGCTCCTTCTGGGCTGCGACTAGAGCCAGTTCGTGCTTCTTGTCCTGCCGGTCTTGAAAGATGGACAGAATCTTCGGCAAGCCGCCAGCGAGGAACGAGAGAAAGGTGCTAACCATGGTCATCATTTGTTGCGCTCCTCAATCAATTTGACCCGCACTTGAAGATCGTGAATGTCGGTATAGATTTCTTCTTTCATCTTGTGCCGTCGCTCGGCTGATACAGGGCTGTCAGTCGGCACGCCCTCTGCGGTGATCAGCGCGGGCATCTTGCTCTCAACCGAGAGCAAACGATTGTTAAAGGATGCAATCTCCGTGAGTAGCCAGCCAACAGCGGCGAGCAGTACAGGGAAAAGCATATCCACAATCTTCTGCATATTCATGTTAAGCCCTCGCCAGTGATTATTTGTCGTTGCGTTTGTTGACAAGATCGAACAGCGTTTTGATCTTGTCCTCGAGTACCGCGACGCGAAGGTCTAACTTCGACAGCACAATGATGAGCGTGATGAGCGCAAGGATTACCGGCCATGCGCGGGTGAACATTTCGAAGATGTCCATCTATCGACGCTCCAGCACGCGGTCTAACTTGGCCTCGATTGATTGCAGCCTGGTATTGGTATCAGCCACACGCGCCTCGATCACCGCAATGCGCCTATCGGCTTCCGGCTGGATCGTGGTCTGCTCGACCTTTTCTAATCGTTGGCTGATCGCGTCAAGTTTCGAGGTCATCTGCGTGCCCCAGATAATCAGCGCCACGACCAAGCCACCGTCTACCAGCAGCGAACCTGTCGGCACTTTGAATTTGGACATATCAATCATGTGTGCGCCCTCAATCACTCCGCTCGATGGTGATAATCACATCCGCTGTTGCGGTCAGCGGAGTGCCCGATGTGCTATCGGTGACGGTGCACCGATACGTCGAATAGAACGATTCGCCAATGTTCATTCCCGTCTTGCTGAATGTAGTGGTCGCTGCGGTCGGACTATTGACCGTGAGCGTGTCGCCTTCGAGCAATGCCCACGAATAGGTATAGGGCGAGGTGCCGCCAGTCGGCGTGACCGTGGTGCTATTAGTCGTTGCGCTTGAGGTCTGCACGATCTTAACCAACGTCGCAGGGCTGGCCGATGCGCTAAACACGGTGCGCGTGATCGACACGCTAACATCAGCCGTTTTCGTGGCCGCAACGTTATCGGTTACGGTGCAGCGGAAAACCGCATCGTAGGTAGTGCCGCTGGCGAGACTCGTGCCGGTGAAGGTGCTGGTCGCCGAGGATGCGCTGTCCGCCGAGATACTGGTCGATCCGCTTTGCCGTGTCCACGCATAGGTATAGGGCGACGTACCGCCGACCGCAGTGGCCGTAGCAGATGCCGTCGTGAGACTCGCGCCCGTGCCCGAGGTGGTAAGGCTGCTAGGCGATACCGACAGCGACAGTGCGCTCGGCAGTGATGCCGCGCCCGCTGGTACGCCATTGACCGGAGGCTCTGGATCGGACACGCCGCCATCGGGTGTTCGGATCTTGACCCAGTAGTAGCGCGTCGTGGTGTCGGTCTTGGCTAGGAATACGTTAGTCGAGATGCCCGTCCAGACCTTCGTGGCCGACGAGAATGGGGTCTGCGAGGTGTACTCATAGAGATCATATTGCGAGCCGAGCGGCACGACGGCAGGCGCAGACCACGAGAGATAGATGCTGCTTTCAAGAGTGGTGACGGTAAGGTTGGTCGGCGGGCTTGGCTCGTAGATGTCTGGGGTCGGCGTGGTAACGCTCGTTGGTGTCAGATAGTCGGTCGTCAGCGGATCGTTCCAATCCGTAGACGCTTCTTCGCGCAGCACCAACTCGATTGCGCCGGTAGGGTCAAACTGCCAGCCCTCGCAGCGCACGGTCTTATTCGTCCAGCCAATCTCCGAGAACGTCACCGTGCCGGTTTCAAACGGCAGGATACCGAACGCACTCATGCCGCATTTAACCGTGGCGACTTGCCCGTTGCGACTGCGGCGCGAGAGCAGGATGGCGTGCCGCTGCGCTTCGTACTCGTTCGTGCACGCTGCAAAGTCCGTCTCTAGCCACATCTGCTCGCCATCGGCAGAGACGTAGGACGTATTTATAACCGGCTGGTACTCCATCGCTTGCCAGTTGCGGTCTTTATTGATGAACCGCCCGCGCACCGAGTTATAACGCTGGTTATACGGGTATGCGGTGACAACCGAGATACCGCCATTCACGAGATCAGCGTCCGTGAGCGTGAAGGCAGAGGCCGACCATGCGCCAGCATAGATGCGCCACAAGCCGCCCGAGTAGTAGCACACGCCCGCCATCGCTTGCGACAGCACGCGTATGTTGTCCTCGAACCTATCAGTCGCGGTCAGTGCGACGTTACAGGTGTATCGCTTCTGCGTTGCCGACGCTGGAAGGTTTACGGTCTCGTCGCAGATGTCTGCCGCATCCATCACCTTTAGCCAGTCGATGCGGGTATCGTCCTCGCCAAGCCCAAGCGAGTCGTCAATGAGGTAGTCCGCAAGGCACAGCGCGGGATTCGTCGAGTACGTCCATGTAGTTGGGTCTGTAACCCGTTGCGATCCGCTGCCACCGCTGCGCGTAGAGTCGAGCCGTGGGTCGTAGACCTTGCGGCCCTGTACCAGAAGCGTCAGTTCCGGCTTGCCGGTTCTATAGGTTTCTTCGTCGTACTTAAAGGTCAGCGCAACGTAGGCGATGCCTTTGCCAGCGTGGGCCGCTGTCCACTGATCTGGCTTTGCCGCTGCTAACTTATAGTCTACGGTCTGCGTCGAAGTGCCAGTGTATCGACGCACCCATGCCTTGTTGGCGTAGGTGCCGGTCGTCACCTTGCCGTCGTCATCGGTTCCGCTGATTGCCGAGATCGTGCCAATAGCCTCGCGGTTGAAGTACACAGTGCCGAGTTGATTGCACTCGTGGCCTGCAACAGCGAGGACTTGATGTAGATATTCATTTGTAGATCCAGAGGTCATCGGCGGAATAACATTTATTCCAGACGCCAAAACCTCTCCGTAGATGATACGGCGAGGTTCTACCGTTCCGCTGTATTCAATGTCGGCGGCTTGCTTGCTCACGCTAGGCTTACCAGCAAGAGCCTCTGTTGCCTTATTGATGGCGATAGTTGTGGCAATGGTCACAACTGCTTTGCCAATAGCAGTTTTTGCAAACGTGCTAAATGCCAATTGCAAGCCTTTAACTATTGTGCCGATGTCTGCCACTTATATGCTCCAATAAAAAAGCACGGCGGAGCGATCAACATAACTAATTCCGTCAGTTGTCTTGACCGCAATATCTCGACCTATACAAATTCCAAGAGCATCAATATCGTTATGCTTGATTAAGGCAACGTCACCGCGCATTGGCCGACCTTCTGTTTTATGAGGGCCGATAAATGTATCGACTGCTGCAGCGATGCCGCCAGACTGTGCGATGTAAGCCTGTGCCGTAGCCTCATCATGATAGCGAGATGCGAGACTAGTGGCGTGTTCCGTGTCGCAGATCACATCGACTGCACGCGCCACGAACAGGCAGCAGTCATTCTCGCCCCACGAAAACTGACGGCTAGAATTGGCTGCGATGTGCTCGTGCAGTTTGCTAGCCCAGTCATGCCTACGCATCAGACTTTCTTAACCTCTCGCTGCTCTGCAGGATTTGGCTGACTAAGTCCGCCGCCATAGGTTGCATCGCGTGCGCCCCACTTGCCTATAAACCCTTGGATCGCATACATCAGATCGAAGAACCGATCACCGCTATATGCGAGTTGGTGGTCTTCGTCCGTATACCTAGCAATTCGAGGCTCACGTCGCAAACGATGCTCACAAGTTAACTCAATAACTGCGCTGCCATTATTAATCTTGAAGGACATTTGGTTCATTCGCCCTTCCCAGATGGTCTCTGGAGTGGCGATGAGTGCGCCGGTGGTCTGACTTACAAAGCCGAGATACATGGTCACATCTCGGTT